GTGGAAATCGGCTTCAAAAAAAAGCGACTGGACTTATCCTGTTTTCGGCTATTACACGAAGTACACGCAGCAACTAGATTTTCTGGGTTCAATATCTCTCCGCCCTTGCTTACCGGTTCAACGTGATCGACCGTGTTAGCTGGTGCCATGCAATACTGGCAAGTGTAGGAATCTCTGGCCAAGATATAACGTCGCATCTTGCGCCAAGCCGAGCCATAGACCTTCTCGTGTCTGCTCGTTACCATCAGTGATAGCCCTTAGCCTTGAAGAATCTCCAACCATTACACATAGAACCATATCGCTTAGTGATGTATCGAATAGACCAATCCACTTGACTAAAGCCATCAAGCTTCTTGTAGTTTAGATTTCGCATCTGGCCTATTCCGTAATGTGATCCATTTTTTGCATCTACTCTCCAGTTGCTTTCCTTAGTAATAAGGCTATAAAAGCATTGATATTGCTTATCATTGATAATCCTTGAATGAGCATAGAGCTTGAGTAGATCGCTTTGTTCTACGCCGTAGGCATAGCTCTGGCCATTCACTGCAGCGATTAGAGCAGCTACGATGAAGAGACGTTTTATCTTTTTCTCTTTATCTACAATCCTGAAAGAGTAAGAATCATTCTCTTTCGGGATCATCAAATCTGCCCCGAATTGTATGTGTCCAGCATACATACCCTTGTCAAGAGCATCGATATAAGTGCTGGTCAGACGGGCGTGGCGATACTTACACACCTGTGTGTATAACTTTTGTGGATAACTATTCAAGGCCAGCCACCATCTCATCATCGATAATCTTGATGCTAAATGCACCGCACCCAGAGCATTGAGTAAACCATTCATTGAGCGTTAATTCTGCACCCTTGGTTAGCCCGTGCATCTTTCGTCCATCTCCATAGAGCTTGGCGCAGATCGAGCAATCAAATTGCAGTTGCCGCATACTCACTCCGAGTTAGGTTTTCGATGGGATTAAGATTGCTTTGATCTACCCACCATGTATCTTGACGTGGATTCTTAAACCGCTTGCGCTTGGCGAATGAGACCGGAAGCCAGCCAGCGATGAAATACTCTGGCGACTTGCCAACGACTAGCACTGCCACATCATTGTCTCGATCGGCAGGACTGACGATTAGATTGCCGCCAACGTAGGCAGTCCACTTGACTTCGATGCCTTTGCCTACGTCTGCGTTGCGCTTGCCCTGTGATGCGCTGATGTCAAAGTCGAGTCCGAAATAGCGTGCCACGCATAACTCTGCAGCTATCGATTCGGCATATTCAACCACGCGTTCATAGTTGTTGAGCTTGTTGTAATACTGGATTGTGCCAAGATTGCCTTCGGTAGCAAAGACGACATGGCTTGCCCGTTCATGTATTGCCCATTCATCGGCGGCTGACATGTGCATCTTGATCATGTTGGCCTACACGCTCGGCATAGATAGATCATAAGCTCTGGTGGGTCACACTTAACATAGCCAGCACCTTCTGCGCCTTCTACGGCTAGGCAGACCGTGCAAGTCTCTTGCCCTTGAATGATGTCATCGAGCTTGACCCAGCCTTTGGCAGTGTGAATCTCCAGCTCGCCCATCAGACTTGTGGCTTCCACTTGCCATCGCTGCTAACGACATACCAGACCGGAGCGCATTGATTGGCTCGATTGGCCTCTTGGCACTTGTAATGAGCCCACGCCTTGCCATTCTTTTCGCCCATCTTCCAGACTCTTGCCCCATGCATACATCGTGGAGTTGGATCTAAAGGATTGACCACTACGGCATTAGGTAATAGAGCTTCTTCAATGCCCGGAATGACATCGCCGATTGGCTTGACTGCATTCATGCCAGTCCAAGGATCATAATCATCGGCCGATGACTTAACGATGGTTGTATCGACTTGCTCAACCTGTGCCATGTTTTGAGCCGTTGGCCGCTTATCAGCTCCCAGCACTAGACCGACTGCCCTGCCGATTGCCGATGTCACCGTATCTTCGACGAACCACTTTTTCATCTGGACGTTATATGTTGCCACGTTGCCGAATGCGAAATCGATGCCGCTTGGCTCGCTATCTTCAAACTCTCGATAGACACGACATTCGACCAATACATAGCCGGCCTTGATGTCGATGTCTGTGATCGATGTGTGGATCTTGCCAGTTGGGTGTGTAGCCCAGAATCGTTGAATGCGTGTTGCCACATCTTCGTAGTTATCCAAGAAGCTCATTGAGTCACTTCCCTAGATGATGCGTGACGTGCTAATGCTCGCGCTCTGGCATAGCCCTTGCGCTCGCCTTCCTTGACTCCCACTGTGTACGCGGCCACCGCCCATAAGAATCCGGCGATGCCCATCATTATGATTATTGATGCTTCGTTCATTTTTTGCTCCCGTGAGAGCCTTGTCTATGCTCCCAGAAGAAGGGTGACATCGATGGCCGACATATTCAAGTCTTAGGCGTAGGCTTCGGCGTGTCTTGTTCCTTAAATCGTGGAGCTGAGCCACCTATGAAACCAACCGCACCACCTACTAAAGCCGATCCAAGTGCTGTCAATAATTGAGTTGCAGCATCACTGATTGGAATATTTTGATGTCCTTCTGTAACTATCGCAAGATAAAATGAACGGCCAAAAGCACCAAACGCAATAACTAAAATCAAAGCCACCGCACCTTTTGCCAGAATAACCGCAACTTGATCATGCGCTTAATTGTCTTTCATTTTTTTAACGCCATTTTTAAAATCAATGTGTCCAGACGTGCCTCAATGCGCGAGACTTGATCCTTGAGTGAGTTGCCACCATTGGGCTGTAATTCTCGCATGATCGACTTCACCATGAATCGCATCGACGAATAGATGGCAGTGAGCACCGCAATAACAAGCCCACCCACCGCCGTCCATTCGCCTACACTCACTTTTGGCGACCGAAAGACATGTCGTTCGGATTAGCCCATCTTGCTATTACTGGAATAATTCCAGCTACTAGCCCCATGGCTAAATCTTTTAGATTCGTATTGCCTGTCATAAAAACGGCCAGCATTCCAGCCACGCTACTTCTTGCCCATGATGCCGCGATTGCCTTGAATTGTGTCATTTCTTTTTCTCCTTTTTCGGCTTTGCCTGTGGAAGTGGCTCAACCACTGGATAGTCTCCTGCATAAGTAACCAATCGAGCGCGAGCGAAACCCACAATCTCCTTGCCAATATAGCGACGCTTGAGCATGACCATGCCGCCATTTCGCTGATCTCCGTCTCCTGACGTGTTGCCTTCAATGCAGAGAACGCTGCTCTGGCCAACCTTGACTACGATGCCGATGTGAGAGATCCGATCAATGCCATCGTGTGGAAAGTCCATAAAGCATAAATCACCCAGTTGTGGCTTATCTTCAATCCATCGTCCAAGCTCTTTCATCTTATGAGCACCGGCAGCCGTTGAGACCATCGATGGAATCTTCACACCAGCTTGGTCAAATACCCAGTTGCAGAATGATCCACACCATGGCAATCCATCGGCTTTTGTAAACTTGCCATACTTTGTTAGGTTATCGCCAGTCTCAACTGTGCCGACTTCGGCCAGTGCAACTTCAATAATCCGCGCGGCAGTGCCGTCAGGATAAATTGACATTGTGCTCTGCGTTAGCGCAGATCCATCTGCAAGTTGCTTCATCTAGCGTGGCTTCATCGTGGCACTTAGGCGCAATAAAAGCATCTTTGCGTTCATCGTATGAATAATCAATACCTGCATAGTTAAATCTAACGTTGCCGTTGTAACTTGTACGCTTGCAGAGTTGGCCTCTAAAATTACTATACCAAGTTTCGGTATCTAGGCCTTCGATGGTTTCGGTTTCATCGATGCCAGTAATTACTTCTGTGACTATGCCATCTGTAATAAACGCGTAGTGTGCCATTATGCAAAACTCACATTCCCAGTACCAGCCGTGATAGTTGATACTTTATATCCACCGCTAGGGGCCGCTGTTGTACCTGTTAAACCCGCGCCAATAGTAATAGTTTTAGAGTCTGGATATTTTAGGACTACTACTCCTGAGCCGCCGTTATATGCAGATCCCATAGACGACTGATTACCGCCACCGCCGCCGCCCGTATTAGCCGTACCATTCGAACCCGCCGCGCCGCCATAAGTAAATCCTGTACCACCGCCGCCTGCTCCACCAGCTCCGCCTGTTTCACCGCCGCCGCGATTATATCCAGCTCCGCCGCCTCCGCCGCCATAAGTCAATCCTGTAATAGCACGAACGGATCCTGCTCCACCAGCTCCGCCTCGGTTGGCACCTGGAGAGTTCCCTCCGTTATTACCATCTCCAGCTCCGCCGCCTCCGCCGTCTGCGAGTGCGGTTCCGCCTGTATGTACATCTCCACTGTCACCACCCGCACCACCTGGAGGGTTAGGGGCAACTTTTCCACCCTTGCCCTTGCGTGGGTTAGATGTATGAAAATTAGAGGCTGTACCATCGCTACCGCCTGCCGCCGTTGCACCCGCACCGCCGCCGCCTATGGTTACAGAATAATTTGTTAAAAGGCTTGCCGTGAAATTATTAGCTAAACACTCACCCGCACCGCCGCCTCCGCCAAATCCACCGCCACCACCACCGCCACCGCCGCCTGCAACTGCAAGAAAATCTACATTAAAAGTACGCGGATAACCACCCGATGACATAATTCCAAGCATCGGAGTCATTATGCAAGGTCTCCAAAAATAATCCAACTATTCGCTGCCAATTTTTTACAGGTGGCGCCGCTATTTGCCACACGCAATTTAGGCGTTGCACTTGTTGCACCTGTTGAGATTACTGTTGTTGTTCCTGGAGTCACTGCGCCGATTGTTGGTTGACCAACGCCAGTAATCCAAAAGACGTTAATTTCTGTGCCTACTGCAAAGTTAAATGTCGCGTCCGTTGGAATGTTAAACTGCACCGATGTAGCTGCATTCATTGAAAAGATATTGCCTTCATCTCCTGAAACGAATGTGTAAGCGGCAGTCTTTGCGCTGTAAGTTGATGGAATAATATCTGGATCTAGCCAAGTAAAAGCCATGTTCGTTGCAGATGTTTTTGATAGCACTTGACCAGTTGTTCCACCGAGCAGATATTGCATCGATGTATCAACGCCCTGTCCAAAGACGTTAAAGTCCGCCGGAAGGTCGGTGACTAAATCTGTTGCAGTCGGCATGACCCAGCCGAAATAGGTTGTTGGATTAGCCATTCTTATTCCCTTTCGTTATGAGACTATTGTGGCATATTGCCACTCTAAAGTCGGCGACACGGTATTCCACTGCTCAACTATTGGCACATCGTTCCATCGCATGGCTTGCAGTGAATAAGCCAGTGGCGACATAAGAAGCGTAATTGCTAGCTGATTATATGAGGCCTTAAATGTCCAGCCTTCGGCGAAGCCTTGAAAGACCCCTGATGACATATTCGGCGGCAAGTCATTAAGTGCTATGGGCTGACCCATAAAAATATTGATTAGCGCATCACGATCGGCATTGTCTAGCTCTGGATTGGTTAGCGCGTAGGTAATCGAGTCAAAGATTGGCTGTGGGTAGGCACGCAAGGCTAGATAGAAAGCGGCCTGAGATGTGGCATCGGCTGAGTGTTTAATGGTTGTTGTGATGATTTGTGCCAAATTGCCATACAGACCGATTGATGCTTCATCGGTGTCGCTGACTTCATTTGCCGATAATGTGCCGTACTTGATGGTCAAGTCATTTCGGACATCTCCTGCCCGAGTCTTGATAGTTATGCCTTGGCCTAGAGCTTGATTGGCTGTTAAATCTGTGTATCCGTAAGTGGCCAGATAATTTGTTCGATGCGTAGAGTCGCCGTAGGAGATAAGACCTTGAGCATCTTCGTACAGGTATCCAAGGCCAGACGTGGCTAGAGCTGCAACTAAATCATAGACCACTGCGCGATTCGATGCCCTTTGTGCAAGCTCATAATTGCCCGGAGTGTCAATTTCGCCCAGTCCAGTATTCTCCGCGTCCTGCCATTGAACCGTCGGATCATAGGTATTCCACTGAAGCGCGGCTGACACCTGTTGCCATTGTGCAAAGAGCACTTCGCGCAGGATTGTCTCAATCTGATTGCCTTCAAAGTCCTGAGTCAAGACCCCATCTGTAAGCGCCTTTTGAAGCCTTGCAAGGGCTCCTAGAGCCGTGATGGTGACTTCTTGAGTGTAAGCACTAGAGCCTACCTGTGAGACGCTGACTGAGATGTCCACAACAGATCCGCCAAAGATTGGAACATAGACGGCCGATGTGTCTTGTACTTCGATGGAGATTGTGTCATTGATTTCATAGGGCAGTGCAGCTTGACCAAAGATGATCAGAGTAATTGAGCAATAACCGGCTTGTGCCTGAGTGTAGATATTTGTGCGCCCTGACGTGATTGAAAGATTGGCGATGACCGAATCAGTGACATCAGTGCCATCAATTTTAACTCGCCAGACTGGAGCCCATTGAGTCATTAGAAGAAGCCTTGTGGAGCTGTGATGAGCTGACCGCCGCCGCCCGTTCCGCGATAGTAAGAATCATTGAGCGTGTTAACGATTGTTCGAGCTGTGCCTTCTGAATCGATTGCGCCATTGACGGTTACGTTGATTGTAGATCCTGATGCCAATTCTGCGCGGCGTATGGCTGCCGATTGAGTTAGAGCTGTTGAATAACTCGTGCCACTAGCATCTGCCGCACCTGCCATCGCCGCGACTAGACCGCCTGAACCGCTTGAACTTAATCCTGACCCACTGCCGCCGGAGACTGATGGCACGACAACCTTGGGAAGCGCAGTAGTTGCGCCAACACTTGGCACTGTAACACTTGGAACGTTGATTGATGGAGCTGAGATAAGTCCAACGTTGGGTAAGAATGGAATTGAATTATAGACGCGAATGAGTGCATTAATTCCTGCAACTGCTCCGGCGATAAGAGAATTGAGACCGCCTACCACCGCGCCGATGACATTGATGATGCCACCGGCAATTTCTCCGACAATTTTGAACGCACCGCCAAGTACATTGACCAGAACTGGCACGACATACTTTTGAATAAATGCGATAAATGTGGCGAACTCTTCTTTGTTGGCCGATATTGCCTCAGTGATTGGCTTAAAAAAATCGGCAAACTTGCCAAGTGCTGGCACGACTTCATTAACAACGAACTCAACAAGCTTCTGGATAATTGGCAATAGTTTAGCGCCAACTGATTCCTTGGCTTCATCGAAGGTAACTTTGAGAATCTGCAAGCGTCCAGCAAATGTCTCGGCGTTGGCTGCTGCTGCGCCACCAAAGAGATCCGAAAGCTTGCCTTGCACTTCGGTAAATGTCATTGTCTTTAATTCGGCAGCCGATAATCCGATGCCTAATTTGCCAAGGGCTGCCGTGTTGCCGTCGTATGCTTTGCCAAGAGAGTTAGCAACGGCATCAAGTCCTTTGCCTGTGGCCTGTGATATGTCAAGCGCAAGAGTGAGAAGATCCTGAGCTTTTGTGACATCGTTAGTTGAAAGAGCAAGGCGCGAGAGTGCTGGGCGAAGTTTGTCATCTGCAACACCAGTGGCCAGAGATTGCTTAAGAATCTGCTGCTCGACCGACTTGATCATGTCATCAGTTGCACCAGTTGCATTCTTCAGAGCTGTGGCCAGTCTTACTTGCGCGGCTTCATCTTCAATCGCCGCCTTGACTCCATCGACTGCAAGTTTGATTGCGTATGCTGCGGCGGCGGCGGCGGCAACTGCAAATGCGGCGGCCGCTTTTTTCCCAAATTCTTCAACGTGGCCAGCAAATCCTTGAATTTCATTTTGGCCGCCTTTGATCCCTTTTTTGAGATCATCAAAGTCAGCATCGAAGGTAATCTTGACTTTTGGAATGCCAGCCATTATTTCAACCCCAGATCATTAATGATGCCTTGAACGATTGAAATGTACTCTTGTGCGACGATTGGCGTGTAGAACTCGACGGCAGGATTGAGCCAATATCCTGAAGCTCTCGGTGGAGCACCGAAGCGGTTGGTATATGAACGACCAATCGAATCCACGCCTGCGTGAGATCCGTATTCTGAACCCCAAAGAAGTGAACCTGCTGGAGCTCCAGTGCCACCGACCTTATTGCCCTTGCCGCTTTTGCTTGCTCTCTGGCCATATTTTCGGCCAACCTTTTTCGCGCCACCTACATCAACACGAATTAATCGATCGCGTGGAGTCGTAATAGATTGCAGAACAAGAGCCGTCACGGGAGTTGGTGAAGAATGACCAAACATCATAATTTGTCCAGCAAGTCGCTTTGATAAAGGTTGCGCGGCATCGCGGACGCGACCTTGCGTTTCTTTATCTAACATATTAAGGGTAGAAATAAGATTGTTAAGAGCGTACGGCTCGACTTCAATGCGGAATGTGCCTTGACCTTTTGTTGCTTTATACGCCATTGTGTCTCTCCAATACTTCTTGCGCCGTGTAAATCTGCTCCGCCGTAATCCACTCGCTCATCGGAATCCCTGTCGCTATTGCTAACTCGACAAGGATCCGATTCACGCTTCCGGCGGCGTAGCTTTTGGGGCTACTTCACCGACTGTCACGTCTGCAACTGTCTCGCACCAGACTTCATATCCCTTGACGAGCTTGCCACCAGCTTCGCGCTTCATCGCATTCCACGCAAGGAAGAGAAGATCTGAGATGCCAATCTTCTCCTGCGCTTGCGAGATTGTGAGCCCCGTCTTGTTTTCCCACTTCGCCCACTCTGGCGGCTGTGCGGTATATGTACCGAACTCGCCTGATGTGTATTCGATAGTGATTGGTAGTTTCATTGTGTGCTCCCGTTTCTATTGCTATTAGGTGATTGTTAGAACTGGTGTTGTTGAGCAAAGCATCGTCCAAGTGTCTGTCTGCGCGTCCGGTGCAGCTCCACCAGCAGTCGGAGCTACTGGGAACGCGTTGCCTGCAAATGACGCGCCTGTGGCAGTAATCAGAACGAAAGCCAAAGCAGTATTAGGAGCGGAAGTGAACGCCGTCCACATCGCCTCTGATAATGATGACGTTGCGCCCCAGTCATTGAGAAGTTCAACGTTAAGAGTCCATTGATCATCGATGTGCTTGTATGCCTTGCCATCGAGTGTCTGATAAGTAGTAATGACTGGTGCATTGACGAGCGTGACGGCTGTTGTCTGCGCGTCATAGTTTACGGTCGCAAGGGTGAAGGTTATGTCGCGACCGGTGACGATTGTTGTTGGCATTTCTCTGTCTCCTTAGATTGATTGTTGTGTGTAGTAAGTGCTGACCGCGAGATCCGCCACTAATAGATTCGATGCTCCGACCGACTGAATTGTCGGACGCTGAACGTCTCCGACAACGTAGCCAGTTGGCATCGCTTGCATGATGCTAATAATAAGTTGCTCAAGATTATCTAGTGATCCTGCGTTGTTGTTATAGGCAACGGCTGCCGTAACTACGAAATTGATTTTCACGCGCACCGTGCTCGCACCGATTGTCGTCGTCTCTAAATAAGGTGCATCTGGCACGATGACACAAGCTGGTGGAATGACGGCCTCTGGTGGTGAGCTATAGACCGACGCAGCTACTCCTGCCAGAGCTGTGGCCAGAACGCCTCGGCAGTTGATGGCAATAGTTGTTGGAGTTGGCATTACATCGCCATCGTCTCGACATCGATGTAATTTCCAATGAGGCCAATTACACGATTTTGAAGCGATCTACCCATTCGGAATGGTGACGGCTGAAAATCTACGCCTTCAATCTGACCGCCGGGAGCGACCACGCTCTGGAATATCTCGACGCTGACGATAGTGACCGCCTGTTCGACTGCATCGGTATTCGCGTAAAGCGTGGCCGCGTCTGCCCCAGACAGGTAGGCCACTCCTGCCGGAATGACTTGTCTAAATGAGATGTTGGCGTTGAACTTAGCTGCAGTGAATACGAATGTCTCACCCGGAGCATACGCAAATGGAAGATTGAAGAATGGATCATAATAATTTGATGTGACTGTAAATGTGCCATTGAACGTCGATGGAACGCAACCACTGACAACTACGCTTTGTCCAGCGACGAATGTATTGGCGCGCTGAGTTACAAAGTAGGCCACATTGTTTTCAAGATAAACACCTGCGACTGCAGCTTGATTTGCCGTTAATAGCGGCAGAATCACTTGCTCGGCTGAATCAATAATGCCTTCAAGATAGGCATCAGAATAAAGAGAGACAGAGACACCAAGAACCGTCCGAAGGCTGGCTACGGTAATGATTGCTGGCATCTCTGTCTCCTTTCGTGAGCTGCTGGGCTAGATACGGGAGCGCACCTAGCCCATGATTATGTGGATCAGGTTAAATTGAAGCGGCGAAGGCCGCCGGCGAAAGTAACGCCAGCTGCGACATATCCGTAAAGCATCAATTCAATTTCGCCAGTTGTTGGAACATTGGCGGCAAGGGTTAGCGCAGGAGATTCAAAAATCTCGATTGAACGTGGCTCGATGATAAATGCTGATTCATCGATTGTTGTTGAGACCATGTTGGCATCGACATATAGGTCAAGGCCTAGAACGTTGCCACGAATAGATGTTGGATTGGCAGTGCCACCAGCATTCTGTGTTAATGGTTGAGCGTTGTAAATTGGACGACCAGTTGAATCAGTTGCACCCATCAAGAGTGACCACTGTGATGTACCAGCGACGTATGCAGTTGCGGTGCGCTTTGTTGCATTGTATGCAGCAGCGGCCTCTGTTGATACGAATGAGATGATTCCGGCTGATGTTGCTGCAGTTGTTGCAGCTTGTGTTCCGCCAGCGACAATCTGAGCAATTACATACTCATCGACTGCCTGAGCATAGCCATCGCGAAGATTCTGGAGCATGATTTCATAGAATGATGGATCACTTCTGTCAAGAAGCTCCACGCTATAGCGTTGAAATCCGGCCTTTTTGATAACTGTTGCATTGATATATGCAGAAGTAATTTGAGTTGTTCCTGTTGGATCTCCGCCTTCTGCCACTGTTGCAACTGTGCTATTGGCAGTGATTTTAGGAATTGATACTGTCATTCCATAGCTGTTAAGTGGACGAGTACCACCGCAAGCATCAACTGTCGGACGAATCATGTTTGTGTTTGTAGCAACGTCGCGAATGTATGACACTGGTGAGAATGCTGGGTTGGTTGTGAATGAATCATCTGCAGCCATTACATATTGACGAGAATCTTCGTTGCCCATTTTCGCTTTAATTGTGTGCTCAAGGTAAGCACCTGGAGTCGCAATAGGTGAACGTGGCTTTGTGAAATATAACGGGCGAGTTGCCTCTGCCTGTACTGGAATGGAAGCCTCAACCGCTTCGGCTGTTGCTTCGGGAACGATTGATGGTGTTTCCACTTCGTTTTCTCCTTCGATTGTTGGAATTACATCTGCTTCCACATCGGAATCAGAATCTTCATTTTCACTAGCTGCAACGCTGACCTTTGCGCTGGCTATTGCTGGATCTGTGACCAGCGAGACTTCTTTGAGAGTTGATGCGCTAATGACAAGAACTCCATCAACATTCTTGTATTTTTCTGCCATCACTCCCACGCTAAATCCATCGCGCAGTCCAGTACTTGCCTCGACTAAACTGTCGTTGCCTGCTGTTGTATTGCCGACCGAAAACACGGCATCAATGCCTTCTGATCCGACTTTGTAGGATTTTAAAAATCCGATTGGAGATTCGCGGCGATGTTCCAAAAGAAGCTTTGTGCTATTGCCAAAAGTGATTGAGCCTTCTTTGAATAAAGTTTCACCGGCACTTGTTGAGCCAGTTTCATTCCATGTCACAATGCGTCCAGAGATTTCGCGCTTTGGAAAGTCTGTGGCCGTGACTTTAATTGAGAAATCGATATTCATTGGAGTTGCTTTGATTTCTTTCATCGGATCATCTCTTCTTCCATTCGTATTTCATCGGACGTGATTGCACCTATGTCATAAAGTATTTTGTACACATCTGCGCGTTCTTTTGCAGATCCGCGCAAGTAATCATCAAGATCAAACTTGACCTCTTGGCTGGCTGGAACAAAATCGTTTGCCATGCCTGTCATTGATAGACGCTCTTCGATGCTGGTCATAATTGGCCGAAGTGAAAAGTCGAGCAAAGATTGTCTGGCCAATGATGCGTTGGAATAGGTCATGCTCGATCCTGATTCTGCATCAACGTAATAGGCAGGAATGCCGCAAGCTCGAGCAAGCTCTGTTGCAACGTAGGATCTAGCTTGATTAAGTTGTAACTTCTCTGGATCAAAGCCTAAAGTTTCCAAAGTTACATCGGCATTAAGAAAAGCCGTTGAGCGATTGCGCCTTGCTGTACCCCACGACTCAAGAAGCTTTGCGATGCGATCGGCTGGAAGGGCTGTACCGTTAGATTTTAAGACCATTGTTGGCACTGGCTCGCGCGCATACATAACTGCCGCACGCTCTAACTCTGCACCCGCTTTAATTGTGCGACCAGCGCGATTCAAGATGCCTTCATCGTTGCCGTAGAAAACTGCCAGAGATCCAACGCCTTCATTGGGAACTGGCACATTGTCCACTGTGTAATACTCAATCTCTGTTCCGCGCGCGTTTGTATTTATTGCGACGCGAGTTGGATCTATGCGTTCTGCGCTTCTGATGCGATATGTGTCTGCATAAATCTCAAGAATCCTGAGATACCCATAACCGTGTAGAAGCAAATCTTCGCAGAGCCACGCATAGGTTGCAGATCCGGGAACGCGTGGATCTGGTTGGTTGATTACTTTTGGTGGAGTCTCTACGCGAGCACCATCGGCCTTTGTTCGAACTTTAAGTGGAATCGATGATACTGATGAGCTAATAATGCCGCGAGCGCGCGCGCACGTTGGTACGCTCATAAACTCTGCGCGAGATGCTGTAATTCCTGTTGCGCCATAAAAGTTATAGATTGATGAGACTGTGTTTACAGGAGCAAGAGATGCTTCAATGTCAGAAATGGGTGCAACCGCTATTGTTTCTACATTGCGTGTAAATAGACCCATGTGCCAAGTCTAAAGGCCACATATACATCTAACCGACCAGAATGTCTATCTCTGTCTCTGGGCGTGTCGCATAGAATGTCGCGAGCGCGGCGGCCACGCTAGCGCATACTGTCGTTTGGGAAGCTCTGCGCCCAATTACCCAGCCGCCGTCTCCATGTGGCAATCGCACGGCCGAGAGCATTTGTTTTGTCAATTCTTCGTTGCCATTATGTCGCAGACGATTTGATGTGATGGCCGAGAGTAGTTGATCACATGCGGTTGCGTAATTGTGGCCATCAAAGTCCATGATTGGGATTCCTGCTGGAATCAATCGACCGGCGACGGCTGTGGCCGTTCTCTTGGAGTAGGCGATGACTTCGACTGGATACTTGCGAAAATGATCGGCGATTTGATTGGCCATCTCTAAATCATTAAGCGAAATCGAGTTTTCCCATGTTCGAAGTAGCTTTACCACGAATGTGTCATTGTTGAGCTTCTGGGCTGCCACGAGTGCTCCTGCGCGTCTGTCTGGACTAAGATCGAGTCCGAACCATGTCTGCTTTTCGACATCGAGCTCGACACTTTCATCTTCACACTCTTTCCATGAAAGTGCAGGAATTACTGCGTCCTTCTGATGGATCCAGCGACATAAGACTTCTTGCTGGACGATGTGCGGTGGATCGTTAAGAATTGCCCTGATGTTATCTTCGTGAACCGTGTGGCCAAGTGCAGGATTACTAGCAATCCAATTCTTTTCGTCCGTTATGTCGTCGGTGTATCCAGACCATTCCAGATAGCAGATTGTATCCGTGCCATTTACGGCCGCCGCCATTCCGCGCTCGCGTAGCTGATTGAGCACCACCGATTCTTGATCACCTGCTGTCGAAAACGTCCAGACCTGCGGATTGCGAGATGCCATCATCGTGTAGCGCAGCGAGGCAAAGCCATCGAGATCCTTCATCTCTGAGAGCTCGTCCATATAGACCACTTCTGGCCGGCTAATTCCACGAGCAGCGTTATTGCTGGCGCGCACCATGTAGCGATTGCCGGTAATTGTGACAATCTCTTCGGATCCATGCGCCCATCGAATGACTTGTACCTGTTTTTTCAAGAAATCATTTGTCTCAATGATTTTAACAATCTGGCGAAAGAGCTCCAGAGCAGTTGAAAGCCGGTGAGCTGATGAAATCTGCAACGGCTCATTCCATAAGAAGAGCCCAGCTAATGCCCTGACCAATAGCAGCGTCGATTTTCCTTGCTGACGAGCTGCCACGATACAGATCTCGGAATGTTGCCAGCGTTGATCTTCTTTGACTTTGTGCGCGTGTTCAATGACGAATCGTTGCCAAGGCATCAAATTAAGGCCACACATCTCGGCGAATGCAATCAATTCATTGCCCCGTGACGGTAGATCGTTAAGCCGTGAGTGGATTCGTGGCGTAGGTGAGCCGATTAGAGACTTTGGCGCATCGATTGCCGTGTGTAATCTCGATTCGTCTCTGTTCGCCTCTGGTACGACCGCCAGAGCCCTTGTCTTGCCCTGTCCAGCCTTAGTCATAACTAAACGTCTCGTTCGGTGGTGAAAGGATTTCACGGGAGAGCATGGCGGTGGGAATCGGCTTCAAAAAAAAGCGCGACGACTTATCTTGTTTTCTGCTATTACATGAGACACACGCGGCGACTAGGTTCTCTGGGTTCAATATCTCGCCATTCTTGCTTACCGGTTGCACATGATCGACTGTGTTAGCTGGAGCCATGCAGTATTGACACGTGAAGTTATCTCTTGCCAAGATATAGCGGCGCATCTTGCGCCATGCCGAGCCATATACCTTGCCGTGTCTAGTGCTATCCATCAATGGTATCCATTCGCCTTGAAGAATCTCCATGCATTACACATTGAACCATAACGCTTCGTGATATAACGAACGCTCCAATCAACCATGGAAAAGCCATCGAGCTTGCCATACTTAGCATTCTTCATCTGGCCTATGCCGTAATGAGATCCATTCTTAGCATCTACTCTCCAGTTGCTTTCCTTAGTAATGAGGGCATAGAAGCATTGGTATTGCTTATCATTGACTATCCTTGAATGAGCATAGAGCTTAAGTAGATCGCTTTGTTCCACGCCGTAGGCATAGCTGTTGCCATTCACTGCTGCGATTAAGGAAGCTACGATGAGAAGCAAGAGACGTTTTTTCTTTCGCTCTTTATTCTTTCCAACCTTGAAAGAGTAAGAATCATTCTCTCTGGGATCCATTAAATCTCCCTCGGTTGTATGCGTCCAGCGTACACGCCCTTGTCAAGAGCATCGGTATAAGTGCTGGTTAGAGCGGTGTGGCGATACGTCCACAAGCCTGTGGATAACTTCTGTGGATAACTATTCAAGGCCAGCCACCATCTCGTCATCGATGATCTTGATGCCAAATGCACCGCAACCAGAGCATTGAGTGAACCATTCGTTCAACGTTAATTCAGCGCCCTTTGTCAATCCATGCATCTTGCGCCCGTCTCCGTATAACTTGGCGCAGATGGAGCAATCAAATTGCAGTAGCCGCATATTCACTCCGAGATAGGTTTTCGATGGGATTGAGATTGGCTTGATCGACCCACCATGTATCTTGACGCGGATTCTTGAATCGTTTGCGTTTGGCAAAAATTACCGGTAGCCAGCCGACGATGAAGTATTCCGGCGACTTACCAACAACTAGGACGGCCACATCATTGTCTCGATCAGATGGAGCAATAATGAGATTGCCGCCAACGTAGGCAGTCCACTTGACTTCAATGGCCTTGCCGACGTCAGCTCGAATCTTGCCTTTGTTATCGTTGAGATCGTAATCGAGTCCGAAGTATCTGGCCACGCATAGTTCGGCGGCCATTGATTCAGCGTGTTGAATGACTTGTTCATAATTGTTCAAGCCCATGTTATATCTCGGTGTCTGTGGTCTTGATTCGTCCCATTCAAAGATGACTTTTGCCGCTTCATTAAAGATAGCCCATTCATCGGCTGCGCTCATGTGCATCTTAATCATGCTTCTTCCTACACGCTCGGCATAGATAGATCATCAGCTCTGGCGGATCGCACTTGACATATCCAGCACCTTCGGCTCCTTCGATGCTGGAACAGACTGTGCAAGTCTCTTGTCCTTGAATGATGTCATCAAGTTTAACCCAGCCTTGAGCTGTGTGGATCTCAATGTCGCCCATCAGACTTGCGGCTTCCACTTGCCATCGGCTCCAACGACATACCAGATTGGCGGACATTGGTTGGCTCGGTTGGCTTCTTGGCATTTGTAATGCGCCCACGCCTTGCCATTCTTCTCGCCTGTTTTCCAGATGCGCGCGCCATGTGTGCATCGCGGCGTCGGATCAGTAGCGTTACCGGTGAGAGCTTCTGCGATGCTGGGAAGCACATCGGCTATCGGCTTGACTGCATTCATGCCAGACCACGGATCATAATCATCAGCCGATGACCTGACGATGCTTTGATCTACTTGCTCGACGTGTGCCATGTTCTGCGCTGTTGGACGCTTATCTGCACCTAGCACTAAACCGACTGCGCGACCGATTGCCGATGTGACTGTATCTTCAACGAACCACTTTTTCATCTGTACGTTATATGTTGCCACGTTGCCGAATGCGAAGTCGATGCCAGATGGCTCACTATCTTCGAACTCTCGATAGACACGACATTCGACCAATACATATCCGGCCTTGATGTCGATGTCCGTGATCGATGTGTGGATTTTGCCAGTTGGGTGAGTAGCCCAGAATCGTTGAATGCGTGTGGCCACATCTTCATAATTATCTAAAAAGCTCATGAGTTCACTTCCCTCGATGATGCGTGACGGCCAACTGCTCGCCCTCTGGCATATCCCTTGCGCTCGCCTTCCTTGACTCCAACACTGTACGCGGCCACCGCCCATAAGAATCCGGCGATTGCCATCATGATGATAATTGATGCTTCGTTCATTTTTTGCTCCCGTGAGAGCCTTGTCTGTGCTCCCAGAGATAGAGTGACATCGATGCGCGAGAAGTGCAAGGATCTAGCGTGGATTACGGCGTGTCTGTTATTTCTTCAACGCCAATTCTAGAATTAACTGATCCAATCGCGCTTCAATTCGGCTCACTTGATCCTTCATACTTGAACCACCATTCGGGCTTAACTCCGACATGATGGATCGCACTATGACTCTCATTGACGAATAGATGGCGGCGAGCACCGCTAAAACAAGCGCACCCACCGCCGTCCATTCGCCCACGCTCACTTCTGGCGACCGAATGAAAGATCGTTCGGGTTAGCCCATCGAGCTAGGACTGGCACAATGCCAGCGACCAAGCCCATCGCTAAAGCTTT